AAACAAATCAAACATACGTTGTTAAAAAAAGACCATTAATAAATTTACTCCCGGTATATAAATCTACACCTCTTTATGAAGCAATTGAAATGGATCAAACAAAAATAGCGTCAATATCTGCAATTGTTAGAACAACTTACAAGGAGACATTTAACATAAACACCATTATATCAGAATTGGATAGCAAAATTTCAAACCATTACTTGATTATTCCCACAGAATTTGTTATAATATCCATGTTAACAGGTTTGGCGATTGCCTACAATAAAACAAACGAAACTGAAAAAGAAAGACTTGAAAAATTGTATATATTAACTAAACCTGAAGATTATCACATAAAATATGCAAAAATGAGAAGAATAAGCATGGCTGTAATTATTATTTTATCGTGTTTAACGACAAGAAATGTCCTATCTGCTGGATAAATTAGTTTATTTTATTATGTTATATTATATGTCGTGCGATCCAAATGCATTTAAAAAAATAGACGAGATTGAAGAATTTAGTGAAGCTGATAAACAAATGTTAAAGAATATTTTAAGCGAAGAACTTCGCGGTGGAAAAAGACGCAAAAGGAATCAAAGTAAAAAAAATAAAAAACAAAATAAAAAAACAAGAAGGCATCAAAAAGGTGGAGATAGGTGCGACAATTTAGCGTGTCTTTCTTTGTTGGGCTCTATTCTTTTTATTGGTTATGGAATAGCTACGTGTGCATACTCCGGAGCTTATACAAATGTATTGCGTTTTGCATTTGATGGTTTTTCTACAGCATTTAATATTTTATTTGGAGTTACTGCTTTTGCGCGTTTCAATGACCCAACAAAGTCTCTCGCTGATAGAACGGTGGCAGCTCATGCAGGTCAATGGGATGTTCTTGGAAAATGGAATGGAATTTATGGATATTCTGGAAGAATTGTTGGATATATTAAAAAGTTAAAAACAAAAGGAGTTTCTTGCAGAAACATTATACCTGATCCATTGTTTGACTTTTTAAAGATATTGTGCGAAGTAAAAAATGAAAAAATGTCAGAAGAGGAAGCAAAGAAAAAAATAACGGACTTATTGCAACCCATTCAAGATTCAAAGGACGTTATAAATATAGAAGGAAACAGCATTATAATAAAAAATATGAAACCAGAACAAGTTATTAAGATTAACATAGAGTTATTGTCTAATTTAGCAGTGCCTCAAGACCAAGACTTGTTCCAAATTCCTGATCCTATTCCTGAACCTATTCCTGAACCAGATGAAGATTATAATAGACCAACAGTTGGATTAAGATACAGACCGGTTTCTCCGCAATCAAGTCCGCAAACAATTCTAGGAAAAAAAGACGACTAATATTTTTATAATAAAAGTTACAATCAAACTTTTATTATACCGGTAAGATTAAATCTTCCTAATAACAACTCCAGCAGGGGTTTGTTCTGTAGTAGCAATTAAAATTGGGTCTACTTGAGGATTTTCCAAAGCTCTATAGTAGCTATCCAAGTCATATAAATTTCCGCGAGTTTTATCCATTTTACGATAAATGTATTTTTTTCCGCGGAATTCGTATGGTTTCCCTCGCCATTCAATTGCTTTTTTGTTTATTTTTGACACAGTATCAGGTTCTTCCTTTTTATAACTTGGAACATATGAAAATGCAGTAGAAGATGGTTCGCCAAACTGCAAGCAAGTTAATTGTTCCTTTGTGCCGCGCTTTGAGTATACCGCGCAATCAATAGATGCTTCTTTAATAGCGGTTATTATCTTAGAGCTCACATCCTCTTTTATAGTTGAAATCTCAAACAAAGCTTCATCACTAGTTAATGGTATTTGCTCCTCCTTATCTTCTTTTCCCTCTACTTGAATCTTATAAGTTCTTTTACTCTTATCCATTCTTTTCAACTCTATAGATTCTCCGCTATCAATTTGTTTTTTTGTGAATGTCATCAAATAAAGAAACACTTCTACAGTTTGAAGTGCTTCTGGCAAATTTTTATGACTGCAAATGCGGCGCGCTCTGCCTACAACTTGGTCTACACGAGTAGGATGCCAATATGGTTCCATAATATGCACATAGCGCGTGCTTCTCAAGTTAATGCCTTCTGAACCAGATGCGGTAATCATTAAAACTTTAATAATTTCACCCATATGATTGTTGTGAGCAATTTCTTTTAACTCGGCTGTTATAGGCGATTTCACATCCCAATCGCTGTTATAAATGTTACGTATGATCTCCTTTTCCTCTGCGGATTCTGTGCCTGTGTATAAAGCAAATGTAGGTTTACCTCTATCCTCTTCACTAATGTCTAAATTCCAGACGCCTCCAGCATCCTTTTTAATTTTGAATTGAGTAAAACCATTGGCTTCCAGAACCATCTTAAATATTCCAATACCTTCAAGTGTTCTAAATTGACTGTAAACCAAATGCAAGCCGCGATGCTCAGGATCTTGAATATTTTCTAGTATATGTAAGTATTTTGGACTGTATTTTTGTAGTCCTTCTGGTGATAAGACGGTGCTTTCATTTTCTCTCAAAAATTCAATAGCTCGTTGAATTCTTTTTTCATAAGTTGCATCGGCTAATTTTTCAATTGCTTCATCGCCTTCAATTTCGCCGTCCCATGCATCTCCTTCCAAGTCATTAGTTCCTTTTTTGGAAGTTTCCTTTAAAGCTTCTTCGTATACATTTTCCAATTGGGTGGCCTCTTCGCGTTCTTCTTTTGGAAGAGGGCGTCCAGGAGGTTTTGGCATGACAAAATTGCAATATAACCGAGAGAAAATGCGATATGTTGAAGTGGGATCTTTGTAAATTCCATTTTCATCCATTGCACCTTTCTTTTTCTTAGAATTCTTTTCTTGCTTTCTCTCTTGAGCACGAGCCGCCTCATACACGGTGAATTGAAAATCACTCATTGGTATTTTAATAACGTGAAAATCGGTAAGCTTTTCATATCTAGGCATAAGAGACTCTTGTGCGCTTCTAAAATAAGACGTTAATCCAATAATGCGACGCTTGAACAATTCCATATTTTTGGTTTCCCCAGAATCGGCTTTAATAAACATTTCAACAAAGTCGTCAAATTTGTCAGGTAACGCTTTTTGATAAGTTATTTTAACCCCAGACGTATTAACGCTAACTCCGGCATTCTCTAAAATACTAATAACTCTGCGTTCAAAATCGGCATCACTAATTGTTCCGCGTTCTTCAATGTGCAATTTTCCCTTCTCATCCTTGTATTCTTTCTTTTTATTAGTGACGCCTTGATAACCTGTATCTTCTTTTATTTTGTTTTCAAATCCAAAAGGGTTTCTTGTAATAGTTAATACTTTATCCTTGGAATAATCCAGATAATCTAATACTTTTTCTCTCGTGAATATCTCCTGTAACCTCTCTTTTCCAACAGATTGTCCGGAACGGATGTCAAGTGGGATCTCCCAAGTCTTTATGTAACCTCGCAAGATATTGAAAAGTATTCCAATTTCGTTGGGGTAGTTAATAATTGGAGTTCCTGACAACAAAACAACTCTAGCATTTTTAGCACTTAACAATAGCTCGTATAAAATGAGTGCCAATGAGTAAGGAACTCTTTCTTTTTTGCCGGTTCTATCCACAGGGATTTCCTTTTCCTTTGAAATCTTATTTACAATTCTACTAATAAAGTTATGCGCTTCATCAATGATAACAACAGCGTCATCAAAAATGTTAGTTTCAAAATTGTTTGTCATGTCTTTCAATTTATCTCTACGCAAACCGTTGTAATTAATAAACTTATATTTATATTGAATCATTTCGTCAAGTTGATCATCTAAGCTTTTAATTTCAGTTGGTTCCAATGCGTCATAATTGCTTGGTTGTGTTGTGTTTACTAACCATGCGCCTTTTTTTCGGTTAATGTATTCAACAGATAAATTGAGAACACTAGACAATGTGTCAATTGCTTCAGGATGGTCTCTGGTTGAAATCCACTGCCAAAATTGATTCTTCTTGTAAATTGGTTCGCCATATTTTTTCAACTCTTCCATATAGTTTCTTCTTAAAGACGCAGGAGTCATTACAATAACTTTTTTATTACTCTTGAATCCTTCTGCAATTGCAATAGATGAGAGAGTTTTTCCTGCACCTAAACCGTGGAAAAGCAAAAGCCCACGATAAGGCGTGTATAAATTCAAGTAATCTCTAACTAATTTTTGGTGAGTCAAGAGAGAAAATTCTCCACCAGAACTTTGGCCTATATTATCGCAGGATATTTCAGCAGATTCATCCATAACTTCGTCACGATATGTGCTAAACATGGAATTAATAAAGTTAACAAATTTCTCCCTATTATTCATAAAATAACTGGAAACCTTAATGTTTACGTGAGGTTTTTTGGGAGGCAAACGAGTTATGGTTTCAACCTTGTCAATGTCAACCCACTCTTCTGGAGGCACAAGAATAACTCCTTTTGTAGGACGCTTTGTGCGACGTTTTTTAGTGACAACTTCTTCCACAACTTCTTTTTCTTCACCTTGGGCTTCTTTTTCTTCGCCTTCTGCTTCCTTTTCTTCACCTTGGGCTTCTTTCTCTTGAACAATAGGAACACCCTCTTCTTGCAATTGAAATAAAATCTTTTTGGTAATCTTCTTAGCCTTCTTCTTTTGAGGTTCTTCTTTTTCTTGCTCTTCTTGAACGGCACTTAATTTTACAGTTGGTTTCAAAACAGTTTTATTTAATTTACGTTCTTGTAATTTAGTAAATAAAGTTTCTCTGTTAAAACCAGTGTCAGTTCCGCGCTCATCAATTATAGTTACCTTACTTAATTCAACCTTTTCTGGAGCAGTTGGAACAGGAACAACAACGGCAACTTTTTCGTGCTCTTCCACAACTGGTTTTATTCTTAATTTTACTTTTAATGATTCTAAAGGATTCATCGCTTATATAAAGTAAATATATAAAACTTTATGCGGAATAAGCGTTAATTTTTTGCAATGCTTCGTTGCAAGCAATTTGTTCAGCTTTTCGCTTGATTTTGTGTTGCCCTTCCCCTAGAAAAATTAGCACCTTTCCAAGTTTAACAATCCATTCTTGGATTTCTTTAAACGTTTTTACGTGGTCAATGTGCGTCGCATTATGTATGCTTACCGCGTGTATAGGTTGACCAATGCACAAATATACACCCATCTTGTAACCATTCTCAACGTCGTGCTCAATCTCTAAATAATGCGGAGTCACCTTGAATTCCTTTTGAATTTTTACTTGCAGTATATTTTTATAATTATCATCATTTTGAATAAGCGCGACCCAATCTATATGCTTTTCAAAAATGTTTTCTACGAATTTTTGCGCGATTTGAAAACCAGGTCCTGTGACAAATACATCTTGAAACCAACCTTCTTCATCTTTTACGGAAATCTTATTGAAATCTAGAAACAAAGCGCCTAAAAACGACTCAAAAAGGCACCCAAGCTTCTTTAAATTTGTTCTAATCTTCTTTTCTTCTGCATGTTTTGACAAAATAAGCCATTTATTTAGATGCATTTCCATAGCAATCTTTCCAATGGCTTCATTTTTTACAATTGCAATTTTCTTTTCAGTCATAAATCCTTCATTTTCTTTAGGAAATCTTCTATACAAATAATATTTTGTAATAAGCTCAAGAACTCCGTCACCTAAGAACTCTAGACGTTCATTAGATTTTGTTTTCAATGTCATGCAATCAGTTGGTCGTTCAACAATAGTAATATTCTGAGCAAGATTTTCCAAATGAGGGCGCTTAGTATAAGAACGGTGAACAAATGCTCTTTTGTAAAGTTCAATATTATTGACCATTCCAGGGACACCATATTTAGTGAGAATAGATTGAACATCATTCAATGTAATCTCCACATTTAGGGGATTATATGGGTTAAAAATTAGCCCATCTTCTCCACTTACAATATCATCGTCATGAAGAATATTCTTTTCAATGGTTTTGTCTTCCATAATTAATTATTAGTGCGATGCATTTAAACCATTTAGATAAATATTATTTTCCCTCAATAAAAAATAAAATATTTAGGGTATATATAAATGGTAGGCATGCAAACACAGTTCGGACGTGGTCGCTACGTCGACGTTATCTCCAATAGAGGAATTCAAAGTGGTGGTTCTATCGGCGGTGTCAAAAAGGCCGGTTTATGGACCGGTCAACCCTTCATGAGCGTTTACAACATCGGTAACCATTACACTTACAGAATCCCTCAAAGACAACCAAGCGTGCTCTTTGCGTTGTTTAACACAACGAGAAACCCTGTGCAATACAACAGAAACGGATATTACGCTTCACACTCTGGAAGCCTTGGTTAAACATAAACCTCGCAAAAATTCTAAGCAACTTAATATTATTCTTAAACGTTATAATATTAAGCATCTATAAATGGTTGGTATGATGTATCATTTTGGTAAACAAGGAAGAAATGTTGAGTCCTTGACAAATCGTGGTTGCGCTTCCGGTGGAAGTTGTGGAGGTGATAAAAAGGCAGGAATTGTCACATTTGGAACCACTTGGCAACAAAGAAACATGGGCAATTATCTCAGACGAGCGCCGCAAAGGCAACAAGGTATATTATTTGCTTTAAGAAACACTACAAGAAATCCTGTGCAGCAAAGACGCTCCACATTTGGTGTTATACGCGGATTAATGTAATGCAACACTAGACTACAAAATATAAAATATTAATATTATAGTAAAATCATTTAATAACTTAGTGCGTTACTTATTAAATGATTATTAAAATTGATAATCGCGAACACGAACTGCTTCGTTTATGCAAACATTTTATAGAGACTGGTCCTATTTATAAGGGATTGGAAATTGTTGTTGAAGCTCTCCCTCTTGGCGATGTCATTCTATGCAAAGATGGTTTGGAAAAGATTATCGTTGAGAGAAAAAGTTTAGGAGATTTGTCATCTAGCATAAAAGATGGACGTTATGAAGAGCAAAGCTATAGATTAAATGGTCTTCCTCATCACAATCATAATATTATGTATTTAATTGAGGGTGATCTTACAAAGAATAGTTCATTTAACTCTTTTAATTCATTTAAAGACCGTGTAGATAAGACTACTTTATATTCTGCAATGTTTTCTCTCAACTACTATAAAGGTTTTTCGGTTTTGCGAAGCATGAGCACAGAAGAGTCGGCATTAATAATTTGTAACATGGCTTATAAGTTAAACAAATCTACTGATAAACAGGGGTTTTATTCAAATACCAATACTTTTTCTCTCCCAAACGGTGAATCCCAAAACCAAATTGTGTGTGAAAATTTGGAACAACCTGAGAAGGAAGACTCTTATTGCAATGTCATTAAAAAGGTAAAGAAGGAAAATATTACTCCTGAAAATATTGGTGAAATTATGTTGTGTCAAATTCCTGGAATTAGTTCTACAAGTGCAATTGCTGTTATGAAGGAATTTAAAACTATTCAAAATTTGCTTGCAAAAATCAATGAATCAGAGTCTTGTTTAAAAGACATCAGTTATACAAACGCAAAAGGGCAGTCGCGAAGAATTAATAAGACCGTAATAGCTAATATTATAAAATTCTTAAAGGGGTAAATTAAACGCCTTTAGAAAAATTAGTAAAGAAAAATTATTGTTTTTCTTATCGTATAGTATAATAAATGTCAGAAGATTTAATTAAACTTATAGGAATTGTTGTCATTATTGGATTTTTGATATATTTAGTGGCAAAATCTATGAAATTACACATGAATGTTATGGAAGGTTTAACAAACCCAACTAGTTCATCAAGTGCCAATGGGATTGGTGCATCTGCTTCAAATTATGCAACAACATTGAAGAATCAGGTTACGCAATTACATAATGATAATTTGCTCATGAATAATAAAGAATACGTCAAGGAGTATGGAAATATTATTCTCTCAATGGACGATTATATTAATGCGCTTATGTTGAAGACTGTGTTAAATATGGATGCTACAGCTGATGCAGCAGATACAAACATTGAAGCAATTAAGACGTTGAATGAATTGAATGCTGCCAAAGCCTCATTAAATAACGTTCTAAAATACGTTGACTCAAATTAAAGTTATAGTTATAGTTTTAAACTATTTATTTTTTCAATCTCTGTGGAAAAATAATTACTGAAATGTCTGCAATTGTGGGAATAAACATTGAATGACATTTCCCATTTATATATTATGTTATTAATGCGATTGTCGCCGAATTTTTTTAAATGTTTTTTATAGTCTGGATTGGATTTTACAATATTGTGCCAATCTTCTATTAATTTTTCTTCAGTTGATTCTTCAATATGAATTACTCGGACAATTCCTGGTAACTCATATCCCAAAAACATTTTAATGTATCCAAATGCGTCTGGTTGTTGTTTTGGAGTATAATCAAATACGTAAAAATTATTTAATTGTTTGGATTCATTTGGATTCATTTGGATTTTTTTTGGTTTATTCAATAATTTGATTTTCTCTATTTTTGCTTCTTTTTTAACAGTTACAACATTGTGAAGTTTTAATTCTGGCAAAAAAGAAACAATGGCCGAATTAAAAACCTTTATATGATATGAATGCGAAAAAAATGAGAGAAAGTTTAAAAAGCACAACGTAATTAACGAGAAATTAATCATTAATTATATTATAAATAGTGAATAATAAAAGCAAAATATCTTATTATGTAGTTCGGATATTAACTTCATTTCCTGCGTAATAACCAGTGTCAACTAGATGTTGCGTGTAATCTTGACCACCCCAATTAGGATCCATGGGGTCAGGACTAAACAATAAATTTTCTTGTTCGGCGTTCATTTGATCAAGAGGAGTTGTGGTTCCTTGATAAAAATCAGTTTGGTCAAACGCTGGGTAAGAATTTTTATTATAAGGGGCATCATTGCGTGTGGCGTCAATTAATAGTGTAGGATTGGGTGGTTTTGGAATAGTTGGTGGCAATCCACCCTGTAAGTCGTTTGGACTAGGACGAATTTTATAAACTGAACTGCCTTGAGCGTCAAATGTGCTTTGTAAATATAAAACAGGGCAGCGAATTCCTTGACTGCGTTGCCAATCCACAAACTCTGTGTAATCTTCTAAATTTTCAAACTCAACTGGATTTACTCCAGGAACTTGTGCAACTTTAGAATTATATAAAAAATAGCTGCTGCCTTTTTGAACTAAAATATCAGGACATCTAGGATTGCTAATATTGGTTAAACCCTCCATAAATTTATATGGTTTTGCAGCCACACAATAATAGAGTCCTGCTAAAAAACTAACAATAATTAATATGTATAACGGAGCATTCATTATATATATTAGAGTGCGATAAAATTAAATAAATAAAAATAATGTAACTTTTATTTTCTAGTTTTAATTTATAATGCAGTTTAAAAAACCATTCGTATACATAGATCCAACGTCGTCAAATCAAGAAAACTTGTTAGGAGATTTCAACAACAACGTTAAATCTGGAAAGCACGTATTTTTATTCTTATTTATGGACAACTGTGGACCCTGCAATGACACGAAACCCAAATGGAGTAACATGAAACGTTATTTAAAAAAGGAACACTTAAATGGTGATGATATTGTTATTGCTCAAATTAATCAAAAACTTTTTAATGGTCTAAACGGAGTTGGCAGTGAACCTATGGGATATCCTTGTTTGCGTTATGTTAAATCTCCAACTGTAGAAGAATACGAAGACTCTAGTATTCCTGATAAAGATAGGAGTTCAGAATCATTTGCTGCATGGGTTGAATCAAAAATGAGAGAAGGAAAACGCAATAAACAAAAAGGCGGCATTAAAAGAAGAACAAACCGCAGAGGAGGAAAATGGTCATTAAAATATAAAAAGAGCATTAACTGCAAAAGACCCAAAGGTTTCTCTCAACGACAACACTGCAAATATGGAAGAAAGACATTGAAAAAGAAATATTAATTAAAATTGTCTTGCGAATAACCTATTATAGCACATGCAATTCTTTTTCCGGCATTCCCATTTTTCAAACTAGCTTCATCCCCACCTAATCCACAATCGTCTTCGTCTGCGTGAATAATTAATCCTCTTCCTATAATATTTGCCTTTGAACCGCGTAATTTAATAAAATTATCCGACATTCTATATTTGGCGCATCCAGTTGAATCTGTTTGCAAATTACCTAGATCTCCAACATGTCTCTCTTTTACACCAGGACAACCATGATTCTTTCCATATGGATTAAAGTGTGCGCACATACTTTCACAATGATTTGTTAAATCTCCTGATTCATGAACGTGAAATCCATGTAACGCATTTTTCTTAAGACCTATAATATTAATATCAATATTCACAGTCTCATTTTTTAAATCTTCTGTAAAAATAACAGTTCCTTTAATTTTTTTCCCATCAAAAACGGCAATTGCTTTAATTGGCTTATCTTTATTCATTTATATATTTTCATATAAATAAATATTTATTTTACTCCGCAATCTAATATTTTTTTGTAAACACTCTTCTTTTATTTTTCCTTTGGGTCTTTCTGTGTTTATTTCTTCTAGTTCTTCTGCCTCCCTTTTTTCCTTTTGCAGGTGGCATAAGTCTTGGAATTTTGTGCGCAAATGGAGGTCCTGGATTTATAATTCTACATAATTCCACATTGCTGGGTGTGCTATTTTTGGGAGCGCATATATCTACTTGTAAATCAGGAGCAGTTGCCATAAAAACTCTCAAACATGCCGCAACATCAACAAGAGCGCTGTGCGTGCGACCATTTATTTGTTGATTAAACAGCGCAATATGTGCTTCTTCAAGATTAGGGTTCTTTGGAGAATAAGATTTTGCATAATATTCTTTCCTTTTTACGTCATAAGTATTTCCATCTTCAGCAACTACTTGGTCAACAACAACGTTTCTGGCAGCATCTCTCACATATTTATAAGGCAACACTCTACATTGGGCTTTTGCTAAATATTGAGTGTCAACTTCAGCAGGAGCTGAATCAGGATCAAGTCCTCGCAATTTTCGGAAAGTGTCACGATACATTTCTTTTTTTGCTTCGCTTATTTCTGCGTCACCAATTAAACGCAATAATTCAGCGCATACAACATTTACGTCGTAAGGAGTGTTATGAGCAACAAGCGCACTAGTTCTGTTATAAGCAGCAATAAACTCATCCATTGCAACTTCAATGGGTCTTCCTTCTGTGCGAGATCTCTCATCTGTTACTCCATGAACGTCCACTGATCCCTGTGGAATTGGATACTGATTTTCTTTAAGTTTAATTATATCATTTCCCTCTTCACTTTGTGCGACAATTTCCATAGTTTCAGGATTATATAAAATAAACGCCAACTGAACAATAATTGGCCAATTTTCTAAATTAGAACCTTCGGTAACACTGCTTTCAAGACCGGTGCCAAGACCAGTTGTTTCTGTGTCAAATACTAATATGAGTGGTTGTTCGCTTGACATAACGCTTGTATACTATAATAATATTATTAATTGTTATTTCTCTAGTTTTCATTAAAAATTGAACTTAAAAATTTCGCAATATATTATTGTACAAGCAACTAAACAAGATGGAACACGTTTTCCGACTCTACGATTTTAACGTTTATAATAAAAAGAGTGAAGCCAAAGAGGAATCTGGCAGTGATGAAGATTCTGGTGTTAAATCAGACATAAATAATTTTATTATTCAAATGTTTGGAATTAATGAAAAAGGTGAGTCTTGTTCCATACTCGCCGAAAATTTCAAACCATTCTTTTATGTGAAAGTTGATGACGGTTGGACGCAATACACAAAATCTGCGTTCTTGCAACACATTACCAAAAAACTAGGAAAATATTATGAAAATTCAATTAGCGAATGCAAGATTATCAAACGAAAGAAGCTTTATGGTTTTGATGGTGGAAAAGAGCACAAGTTTATCAAGTTTGAATTCACCAATTTGCAGGCTTTCAACAAGGCCAAAAACCTCTGGTATAATTCAGATCGCAAGCTTCTTGAATCCGGATTGATTTATGCAGATACTCCAACTTATTTGTATGAGGCAAATATTCCCCCTTTACTGCGTTTCTTCCATATAAAAGAGATTAGTCCTTCAGGTTGGGTTGCTCTACCAAAAAAGAAAACTGTTGAAGTAAAAACTAACAAGCAAACCAGTTGCAAATATGAGTTTACAATTGACTACAAAAATATTTTGCCACTAAACGAAAAGGAGACTCCTGTTCCTTATAAAATCTGTAGTTTTGATATTGAGGCCAGCAGTAGTCATGGGGATTTTCCGATCCCTATTAAATTTTACAAGAAGTTGGCTACAAACATTATTGAATATTTTGAAAAGTTTTCAGAGCTAACTCCTGAAATATGCGAAATTGATTTAATGAGGATTGTTAGAAAAGCATTTGGATTTAACGCCGAAGATAAGGCGATGATTATGATAGACCTTGTATTTCCCAAAAAGGAACAAATGCCAAAGTCTGAGAATGAAGTTATGGAAATGATTGATTCGTGGCTAAAAACTCCTCTAGAAAAGAAATCCAATGATGCTCTTAGCAATCAGATGAGGATAGAATCAATGTTTGAAAATATGAATAATGACGAGGAAGAAGATGTCGCTGTGTCATTTGTAACAAAGGGAAAGTCCAAAAAATCCGAAGCAAAAAAATATAAGGTGTCTGACGTTTTGTGCGACAAAACTCTAACAAGAGAAGAAAAATTAACTCAGATTAACATGTCATTGTCGGATAGAAATTCGCGCATGCATCCATTCCCAGAATTGGAAGGTGACAAGGTGACGTTTATTGGTTCAACATTCCTAAGAGCAGGAGAAAAAGAACCATATTTGAATCATTGCATTGTCCTTAACACGTGTGGAAAGGTTCCTGTTGAGAATTGTGAAATTGAATCCTATAAAACAGAGAAGGAAGTTTTGCTAGCATGGACACTGCTAATTCAAAGAGAAAATCCAGACATTGTCATTGGATATAATATATTTGGTTTTGATTATGCGTTCATGTTTAATCGCGCTCAAGAAAAGGGTTGTGTCCGAGAATTCTTAAGGCTGTCTAAAAACAAAAATGAGGTTTGTGGCGAGGATCCATTTAACCTAAACACTTATAAGTTGGAGGAGACAAGTCTTAAGATTGCTAGTGGTCAACACGATTTAAAATATATTAAAATGAATGGTCGCATTCAGATTGATTTGTATAACTACTTCAGACGAGAAGAGAATCTAACGTCTTACAAGTTGGATTATGTTGCTGGTCATTTTATCGGAGATTACGTAAAATCTCTTGATTCAACAGACACAAAGACAACAACTGTGTATAGTGGAAATCTAACCGGATTGTTGATGGGAAGTTATGTTCACTTTGAGGAGATTGGGCATTCAGTTGATTATTATAGCGATGGTGCCAAATTTTCAGTTCTATCTGTAAATAAAGAAAACAAGTCGTTTGTTGTTTCTGGGAATATTGCTCCAGATATGAGCAAAAAGGTGAGATGGTGTTTGGCAAAAGACGATGTTACGCCAAAAGACATCTTCAGAATGACCAACGGCACAGATGATGATCGCGCGGTTATTGCGAAATACTGTATACAGGATTGTAACCTCGTTCATTATCTGTTGAACAAGTCAGACACATTAACTGGCTTTGTTGAGATGGCCAAGATTTGCAGCGTTCCTATTAGCTTTCTTGTCTTGCGAGGTCAAGGCATTAAGCTAACAAGTTATGTTGCAAAGAAATGCAGAGAAAAGCGCACATTGATGCCTGTTCTTGAAAAGTTGGATAGCGACGATGGATATGAAGGTGCAATTGTTTTGGATCCAAAGTGCGACTTGTATCTAGACAATCCAGTTGCTTGCGTAGATTACGCATCTCTGTATCCATCCTCAATGATGAGCGAGAATTTGTCGCACGATAGTAAAGTCTGGACTAAAGAGTATAATTTGAAGGGAGAGCTTATTACAGTTAATGGAGAAACAGATGCGTCTGGAAATTTCCTTTATGATAATTTGCCCAATTACGAATACGTTGATATTACATATGACACGTTCAAGTATGTAAGAAAGACGCCTTCTGCCGCAGCAGAAAAAATCAAATCAGGATATAAGATTTGCAGGTTTGCTCAGTTCCCTGATAACGCGAGAGCAATTATGCCTGCTATTTTGGAGGAACTCCTTCTCGCAAGAAAAACCACTAGAAAGTTGATTTCTCTGCAGACGGATGACTTTATGAAAAATGTTCTGGATAAGCGTCAATTGGGTTATAAGGTTACTGCAAATTCACTTTACGGTCAATGCGGTGCAAGAACTAGCACGTTTTATGAGAAAGATATTGCAGCGTCAACGACTGCAACTGGTCGTTTGCTGTTGACTTATGCGAAAAAGATTATTGAAAATACGTATGGAAACCGAATTTGTGATACGAGCAAATTTGGTAAGGTTCTAACAAAAGCTGAATACATATATGGAGATACGGACTCGATATTCTTTACATTTAATCTGCACACCCTAGAGGGACAACCAATTCGCGGTAAAGATGCTCTTGAAATTACGATTGAATTGGCTCAAGAAGCAGGGCATTTAGCGTCTAGTTTCTTGAAGAATCCGCATGACCTAGAGTATGAGAAAACATTTATGCCATTTTGCCTGCTTTCCAAGAAGCGTTATGTAGGAATGCTTTATGAGCACGACCCTGATAAGTGTAAGCGCAAGGAGATGGGCATTGTGCTCAAGCGCAGAGATAATGCACCCATTGTGAAAGATATTTATGGTGGAATTATTGACATCTTGATGAAACAAAAAGACATCAAACAAGCGACAGAGTTCTTGAAGTCCTGTTTGAAAAACATTGTGGATGAGAATTATCCGATGGATAAGTTGGTGATTACCAAATCACTGAGATCTGGATACAAAAATCCTCAGCAAATTGCTCACAAGGTTCTAGCGGATAGGATTACGGCCAGAGACCCAGGAAACAAACCAGGCTCAGGAGACAGAATCCCATTTGTGTACATCCATCATCCAAATAAGAAGGCGCTTCAAGGCGAAAAAATTGAGACTCCTACTTACATCAAAGAGAACAATTTGAAGATTGACTATTCGTTTTATATTACAAATCAAATTATGAAGCCGGTGCAGCAAGTGTTTGCGCTAGTCCTAGAGAAAATGTGGGAGATGCAAAATAAGAAATCAAAGATTGCAAAATTCAGAAGGGACGTTGATACGTTACAAAGGACAACAAACCCAGAAAAGTTTGAAGACAAGTTGGAGTCAATGAAAAATAAAGAGGTGAAAGCTTTGTTATTTGACGAGTTCTTGAGAGAAACCAATAATCAAAAAGAAGGAAACCAATCGCTTATGAAGTTCTTTAAGTAGGTTAGAAATATATATTAATATTCGGTAAATCATATTGAAACTAATATAAACATCGCTTTACAATATTAACTAGTATGAATAACTTAACGCAGTTATCGTGTCATGTTTTACCTTTTATAGCTATTTCTGGGTATTTTTGTTATCCAAAAGAATTAAAAATTAATCAATCATTGTTGCATTTTTTATCTGTGGCGCATAATGGGGTTTTGATTTTGTTCAGTGGTTGGACATTCTTGTCGTTATCGCAGATTTTATATAATGATGGAATTGTATTTCAGTCAAATTATTATTTTCAGAATCCCACATTTGACGCGGTAATTTATTATTTTTACTTATCCAAATACTATGAGTTTTTTGACACATTTTTACTTTATTTAAACGGTAAAAAGCCCATCTTTCTTCAAAAATATCATCATATAGGAGCCGTTTTAAGTTGGCATTTGATGTATTTATATAAAGTTGAAATGGTGTGGATGGCGACATTTTTAAACTCGTTTGTTCACACAATTATGTATTCTTATTATTTGGGTTGTCTTTTAAAAATTAACCAGGTTCGTTTTATTAGGAAATATATAACGTCATTGCAATTGTGCCAGTTTTTTTTATTATATTCAAACTTTTATTTTTACAGACCACCAATAGAATCGTGGTTTAATTATTACATTGTCATATTTTTTGCTTCTTATGGAGTGGGTATAATTGGTTTATTTGGAAAGTTTTATTATGATAATTATCTTAGAAATAAACTCAAAGATGAGCAAAGTCTTTAAGTAGGTTAGAAATACAATTTTTTAGTTTTCTCTCTTGTTATAAAAAATAAAATAACTATCTATTATATATTTTTAATGGAAATTCAAATACCGGATTGGGTCACTGTTGTGAATTATAGAACCATGAATAATGAAAAAAAGGCGCTAGCGGTTGATGGAAATAAAGTATTTCAATATGAATGGATGAAAGAAGAGGTGAATGAATTTTATGAAGCAATATATTTGCAAGACATTGATGAAATGCGCAATGAAGCAATTGGTTTGATACGCACTTTTCAGCAATTTCATGGTTCAAAACGTGTTGTGGCTTTATGGAAAAAAGTAAGGCGCGACGTTCTTATTGCTTTTCCTACGCGAAAGATATTTTTAGAAGAGTTTGCAAAATGGCATAAAAAGAAACTACAAAAAAATCAAGCTATAGGTGTTATTCCTGAAGATTTAATTAAAATAGCCAAACTGAAATGGTAAGCTTAATATTTTGCGCCTGGGCAAAGGATTAAATAAAAAATTGATCAAAAGATTTAAAAACAATATGCTATTATTATAACAATGATGCAAGGAATTATTAATAAGAAAAACGCTTTGAAGGATTTATCTGACGAACAGTTTGAAATATTGTTGCCGACTTTGGCGACTGAATTGGAGGCTCACGGCATTCTATATGACACCTATACAGATGAGGAAATTGTTAAGGATTGGCAAACTCTTTGCAAAAAACCATTGAACGATGATATTACAAATATTTCGGCTACAAATGTGGTCGGAATGAAGATTATGAAAAAATATATGAAGCATTTCCATGAGGTGGCGAATTATAAGGGAGTTTCTGTCTCGTCGTTGTGGAAGAAGGAGCACTTGGAAAAAGCTTTGCGATTTAACCGCAAAAATCATTCCACGCCTTATGCTTCTGAAATTGTAAGATCAATCTCTTTTACAAATGGGCTCGGAAAGGTTACCATGTATCGTCCGCTTATGGCTAGGAACATTGTATCATATTTCAAGGCCAAGAGCGTTCTAGACGTGTGTGCTGGTTGGGGTGGAAGAATGTTAGGGACAAAAAGCATCAGCCAATACGTTTCGTATACTGGAATTGAACCTTGCGAAAAGACTTTTAAGCACTTGTGCACAATGTGCAATGACTTGGAGATTGATAATATCATGCTTGTCAACGAACCGGCCGAAAAATTCTTGAATGAGCTTCCTGCAAGCATGAAATTTGATGTTGCTCTCACAAGTCCTCCTTATTACAACTTGGAACTATATTCAGGCGAGGATACTCAATCAACAAATAATTATCCCAACTACAAATCATGGATTGAAAAATTCTTGGAGCCGGTAATCAAAAATGTTTTGAATCGCGTAACTTACAGCTGTTGGAGTGTAAAGAATTTCAAGACGGATAAGAAGTATGATTTGTTGGCAGATGTTACACGAATTCACGAGGAGAATGGTTGGAAGATGATGGATGTTAAATTTACCATGTCAAATAGCAAACGACCTGGTGCATCTGGATCTTCAGAAACAAATGAAGCCTCTGGTCCAAAGAAGACGGAGGAAGTAACATATGTGTTTATCAAGGCGTAAAAAAATAAAAACAAAATAGATCAAATAATATAAATTTTCATTAAAAGTTATATTATTTTTTAATTCAAACCATCATAAAATTCTCTGACTTTTTTATTGATTAGAACCTTGGATGCATCAAAAGAAGTCAAATATAATCCGTCCAAACTTTTAACTCGCGAAAGAGCCACGTAGGTTTGTCCACATTCAAAAACCCCACTACCAACATCTATTTCTGCTGCATCCATCGTCGCTCCTTGTGATTTGTGAATAGTAATCGCCCAGGCTAATATAAGAGGAATCTGAGAAACTCCAATCCCTGGAATATTTTCACTTTCCCACAAATGATAGTTCATTGTCATTTCATGTCCATTTCTATACTTAACAACCGGCAATCCTTGCTCGGTAAATTTAGTAACAATCCCTTGACTGCCATTGCAAATCATTTCTCCAGTTGGCATTTCTATATTTACTACGCACATTACTTGAGCACCAACTTTTAATTTTATAATATCATTGCAAAGAATGCTATTATGAATGTTCAACAATTCAACATCTATTTGTTCTGGTGTCATTTTTGGCAAAGGAATTTTATCTTTTCCAACAGATGGAATAGTTTTTGAATATTTCAACTTAAACTCGCATTCAGGGACATCCAACTCTGCCATTTTTCTTTCATTTATTGCATCAACCCTGAATCTAATAGGAAACAGTTTTGTGGGTTGAATTAGCGATCCTTCTTCAATTTGCCTTCCAACAAGGCTCATCAAGAGGTCATTACTACTCTTTTTCAATCTACCTTCACGGATCTGATTTAATATCTTTGTATATACTTCATCCGTCTGTCTAAATATTTTTGCAAGCTTTACAACATTTTCATTTGAAAACGTTTCCTTCCAAAGTGGACTTTCAAAACAATAACGCGTTGTTTCCGGATCTTCTTTATTTCCAACAGGAGGAAGCTGATAAAAGTCTCCCAAAAAGATTATTTGTATTCCTCCAAATGGTCTTCCATTCTGGCGCGTCGCCTTTCCAATAGCATCCAACATCTCAAATATTTTTTGAGACATCATGCTAACTTCATCTATAACCAATATGTCAACGCTCTTCCACGATTTTACTTTATATTTATTAAGTGTTACCCTTTTAACATGCATTCCAATTGTTCCATTTCCCAGACCAATTCCTGACCATGAATGTATGGTTTTTGCTTTGCAACCAATCAAAACAGCTGCGCACCCAGTAAGCGCGCAGATTTGAATATTTAAGTTTTTGCGTTTTGCGTCCAAATGAAGTTGTTTTATAAGGGTTGACTTACCAGTTCCACCTGGTCCTGTAATAAATATATTCTTTCGTTGAACATATTTATCAAATGCAATTTGTTGTTCTTCTGACAAATTCATTAATAGAGATTATCTTTTCTTTTATTTATGTTATTTTCTTTCAATTTTTATTTTATTATACAGCGTAAATAAAAAACTTGGCAGCATCAACAACCTTCCTAAAAGCAGAAACCTTTTGGGGGATGCTGTAAGCATCAAATTCTTCCTCCTCCTCCTCCTCTTCGTAATTGCTGCTATCATCGTCATCCTCCTCCTCCTCATCTACATAATCACTGTCATTGGGGTCATCGCAATCCTCTAGCGACTCGTCGTCCGAAACAACAGAATTCTTCTCACACGCCTTCTTATACTCATTCTCATCATAATCGCTGTCGCTGTCGTGATCATCCTCCTCATACTCACTCTCACAATCCTCCTCATAATCATACGCGGCCTTGCTCTGGGCCATTTCCTTGGGAGCCTTCCATCCCTTGACGTCATTCCAAGACGCATTAATCAAAAATTCTTGAGCCAGCTTATGCAAGATAGCATACTCAGTTCGTGCATGAAGTTGCGCAATATTTGAAATGGGAAGTTGCTTCATTTCATATTCACTATATAGGCGATTGGTCTCGCTCATTGACCAAGGAAGTCTGTGTCTACTGGCAGTCATTGTCATTGTATACATTATCATCATGCATTCCCTTTAATACAATTTTATAAATATTTTATTGGACCACTTAAGCCGCCACTGGTCTATTGGTAACAAATATTGCAAACTTGGATGCAAGCCATGTTCCAAGAACAACCCACATTGACGCAATATTATTTGCGCCATTTATAATACACCATCTAAATGTGTAACAATGTGGCGTTGCGGCCATTAGAGGCGACATAATAAACCCCATGAAGGTTAGTGGAACGCAATAATAAACATATAGTTGAGCCGCAACATAATGGATGACAACCCACAACAAATATAATCCTGCAGCGGCATTAATAAATTCCAAATATGGGCGAATCTTGTTGATTAAACTGACCGAATTGTCCATTCTCGCGCGTTTCATTGATGCGACCATTTTCGCTAACAAAGTATTTTCAATTTTTTTGGATAATCAAAAATAATCATCTGCGCAACATCCCTTCAAATATAAATTGATTATTGGATGCATCATATACGAGAGAATTAAACGAAGTGTCAAAAACAAAATTTCTTGCAGTTCCAGATGAGTTAGATGTTGGGTTTAAAATTTGACCCAGTATATTTTCAGTTAAACTTGATAATGTATTTTGAATATCTGAACTTGTGAACGTTGTGCGATTAATATTATTAGTGCGGTTTGGAAAACTATTTCTCTCTTGAGTTGGTTCATCAATGTCAGTTTTACTTTCTTCTAATGGACCCTCGTCCTTTGTTTCTTCTCCTGGAGCTTGTTCAATAATTGGTTCAGAACTTGTTTGTGCGTTTGCATTATAGTCTCGTATATCATATCTGCAAACAGGACATCCAACGTTTGTTTGAAGCCACGAATCAATTCCACTTGGCGAAAAAATATGACCGCATGGTATTATTTGAGTTACGCTACTATTATTTTCAAATCTATCCAACGTAACAGGACACGAATTATTAATTGGATTTTCTATTTCAGAAAAACTTAAAATTCTTGTGGAAGCTTCAATCTGTTGTCTAGTTGGCGCAACTGGAATGCGATCGTAAAAGGATCTCAAAAGATTGCTAAAAAAAGCATCATCATTTTCTCTCGCATTTATAGGAATTCCAGGAACGCGTCCTCGCCAGTCGGCGTATGGAACGTCGGCCGGACCTACATATGGAATGTTTCCATAATACATATATCTTCTATTTGTGGGATCAAACTGATTTCGGCGGCCCAGCCAAGGAGTTTGTCTAGCATTCTGATTGTTTTGTCTAGGAGTATTTGAATTATGTCTTGAAT